AAGCGCCCGAGAGAATACACTACATGATACTAACCGGCAAATTGAAACCTATTATAGTAGGCAAAACTAAATTTATTGAAAACAGCGAAGAGAATAGAAACATTGCAAAACGTAAAACAAATGGTAAAAAGTAAGATCAATGAAACAATCGACTTAATCAGCGATTTAGATTTCAACATTCGCTGGGTGCAGCGCAAAATAGCACAAAAGAATTATAACAGTTTCAAAAAGTCAGTAGAGCATCAGGAACTAATACAGCAGATGGTTTTGAAACGATTAAAAGAAAGGTACAACAAAGCAGTCGGTCAATTATTAATTTATTAAAATCAAACAAATATGGAAAACAAGCAAACAACAATCGAAGAAGTTCAGCCAGTAGCAGAAGCTACTACAGAACAACAAGTGGAAGCAACAGAGGAAATTAAATTTCCCGTTATGCAAAACAACCAAACAGACCTTTCAACTTTTGGCAACAAAGAAGGGTTTGAGCATTCAATGCGAGTGGCGAAAGCATTAAGCGTTAGCGACCTTGTGCCAGCGCAATACAAGGGAAATATATCTAACTGCCTTATCGCCTTAGATGTTGCGCGTAGAGTGGGCGCAAGTGAGTTAATGGTGATGCAGAACTTATACATAGTTCATGGTAAGCCAGCTTGGAGTAGTCAGTTTTTAATAGCGACTTTAAACGCGTGTAGAAAGTTTTCGCCTTTACGCTATGAGGAAGACGAAAACAACGGCGGCAGATGCAGAGGTGTTGCGATTGACCTAAGCACAGGTGAGAGATTGGAAGGTGTGTGGGTTACTATGGAGATGGCAGCAGCGGAGAAGTGGATTGATAAGGCTGGCAGCAAATGGAAAACAATGCCTCAGTTAATGATGCGCTACCGAGCGGCTGCATTCTTTACACGTCAATTTGCGCCTGAGGTGTCAATGGGAATAATGACAAGCGAGGAAGTTATTGATATTACACCAATTCAAAACCAAAAACCAACGAACCAATGGACTCAAGATTAATCATAGAAGCGGAACAGCGTAGCCCTGAGTGGCACGCTGCCCGTTTAGGTGTTTTCACCTCATCGGAAATTTACAGACTAATGACCAAGCCTAAAACAAAAGGCGAAGTGCTAAGCGATGGCGCGAAGACGTATATCTTTGAAAAGGTTGCCGAAAGTTTAACGGGTATTCGTGAAGAAGTATTTACTACTCAGGCGATGCAATGGGGAATTGATAACGAACCGCTGGCGAAGAAACATTTAGCGCGAATTAACAACTGGACCATTGAAGAAACTACATTTATCAAAATTGATTCATTGAACTACGGTGGTAGTGGCGATGGTTGGATAAGAGAGATAAACGGCGCGCTGGAGGTGAAATGCTTAAACACCGTAAACCACCTGAGTGAGATTAGAGATAGCGAAGATATGAAAGCTAATTTACCAAAAAGATTTTGGCAAGTTCTCTCAGACGCTTATTTGCGTGAGTGCGATGTGGCGGTGTTGGCTTGGTTTGATCCGAGAATACCCAACGACTTTGGGTTATTCACTAAGCAGTTTAAAGTTGAACAGGAAGACGTTAACGAAATGCTGGAGAAGATTAAGCTGGCAAACGAATACTTTTACGAACAATTAGAATATTTTAAATAACAATTAAAACAAGCAAAATGAAAAATCAAATTATAACTAAACAGCAGCCACACGAGAGAAGGGTAATTTTTCAAAAATCATTAATTGAAATGAATGAATTTTTTTCCTCAACTGAATTTGCTGCTAAGTGTCGTGAAAATGGACTTTCTGTAAATTATACGGGTAGTGGTTTATGCGGCGAATTTTTGCAAACTACTGCAAAAAGATTAACCAATAGAACTTGGCAAAGAAAGAATTATATTAGCGGTGAAGATTTAAAAATTAAACAAGTCAATGCTGAATTAACTGAGGAAGTTTGCATCGAATTTTTAAAGCGCACAGGGAAGTATAAGATTTTAGTTAAATATTTTGAATTTAAAGAAATCTAAAATGAAAAAAGGGTATTGGTGTAAACAACGCGAATTAGTTACTATTCTGCAAGAGGATAGAACGCATTATTTAATTGAGTTCTTTAACGGTGTGAAGATTGCGACAAATAAAAGTTCTGTTGCTGATATTTTTACGGAACTATAATGACCCACGAAATACAACAAACGACGTTCTTTCCCTCTTAATTTAATTACAGAATATTAGCCGATGAGTAATGGATACAATCGGAGGTTAAAAGTGTGTGCGAGATTCACGCAGAGGTATTTTATAAACAATAAAAAACAAAAAAATGAACTACAAAAAATTCTTACAGAAAAAACAAAAGAAGCACATCGAAAGTGGCTTTGAAGTTAATGACAATGAATTAAACAATCATCTTTTCCCATTTCAAAGATTCATTGTTAAGCGCGCTTTAAAAGCTGGGAAATATGCAATATTTGCAGATTGTGGTTTGGGTAAAACATTAATGCAGTTAACATTTGCGGAAAATGTAGCAAAGCATACTAATAAGCCTGTATTAATACTTGCACCTTTAGCAGTTAAAGGTCAAACACTAAACGAGGCAAAGAGATTTGGAATTGACACCGCAAACATAGTAATACAGAACTATGAGCAATTAGATAATATTGATTGTAGTATTTTTGGCGGTATCGTTTTAGATGAAAGTTCTATATTGAAAAACTTTGAAGGTGAAACAAAAAAGAACATTATCGATAAGTTTAAAAACACACCTTACAAATTAGCTTGTACTGCAACACCTTCGCCAAATGACCCAATGGAACTTGGAAACCATAGCGAGTTCTTAGATGTGATGAATAGAAATGAAATGCTTGCAATGTACTTTGTTCACGATGGCGGAGAAACGGCAAAATGGAGGCTTAAAGGTCATGCGGTTAAAACATTCTATCAATTCATTGGAACATGGGCAATAATGTTAAATAAGCCACAGGATATAGGATTTACTATGGAAGGTTATAACTTACCTACTCTTAATATTCTGGAACGGAAAATAGTAACACCTAAACGCGATAACGGTCAGCTATTTAATGATGCTATTATTTCGGCTACTAACTTTAATCAAGAGTTGAGGTTAACTAAGATTGAAAGAATGGAAGATGCTATTTCGTTGGTGAATAATAGCGATGAAAACTTCATCATATGGATTAAGCAAAATGAGGAAGGCGAATACTTAAAGAAACTAATACCTGATGCTGTTGAGGTTAAAGGTTCAGATAGTTCAGATTACAAAGAAAAAATGCTTTTAGGTTTTGCAAATAATGAATTCAGAGTGCTTATAACCAAAACGAAAATAGCGTCATTTGGTATGAACTATCAAAATTGCCGAAATCAAATATTTGCTTCTTTAGATTTTAGCTTTGAAGGATTATACCAAGCGATAAGACGCTCTTATAGGTTCGGGCAAAAGAATGAAGTGAACATTCATTTAATTACTACCGATACGATGGCAAACGTAAAACAATCAATAGACAATAAACAAAAACAATTTGAACTTATGCAAGACGAAATGAGCAAAGCGATTAACGCTAATTTAAACAATGAACTGATGAATGTCGGTAATGTTGACACAACAGAAGAAACAAATGAATTCTATCACATTAAACGCGGTGATTGCATCCAGTTAATTAAAGATGTGCCAAGTGAATCGGTAGGGTTGAGTGTATTCTCTCCACCATTCGCTGAACTTTATACATACTCTAACCATTTAGAAGATATGGGTAATAGTAAGGATTACAATGAATTTTTGACTCAATTCGGATTTTTGATAAAAGAATTGCACAGGGTAATGCAAAGCGGTAGAAATGTTGCAGTTCATTGCATGGATTTACCTATACAAAAGGGGAAAGAAGGATTTATTGGATTGCGAGACTTTAGCGGCTTACTTTTGAAAGCATTCGGTAAAGCTGGATTTATTTATCATTCACGAATTACTATTTGGAAAGACCCCGTTGTTGAAATGCAAAGAACAAAAGCACTCGGTTTACTTCATAAGCAAGTAAAAAAAGATAGTACGATGAGCCGCGTGGGTATTCCTGACTATGTTATGGTATTTAGAAAAGATGGTGAAAGAAATAATCCAGTAACAAATACCAAAATACCAGTTGATTTGTGGCAAAAAATAGCTTCTCCAGTTTGGATGGATATTGACTACGGAAATACATTACAAGGTTATAGAAATGGTCGTGAAGAAAATGACGAAAAGCATATTTGCCCGTTGCAATTAGATACTATTGAGCGATTGATATTGCTTTATTCCAATGAAGGAGATACTATACTTACTCCTTTTATGGGTATAGGTAGCGAGGTTTTTCAAGCTGTTAAAATGAATAGAAAGGCTATTGGTTTTGAACTTAAAGAAAGCTACTACCAACAAGCTAAAAAGAATGTGCAAAGCGCGGTATTGGAAAAGTCACAATCAACACTATTTTAATAAAATATTTGCTATATTTGTGCAAATCTTAGGGAAAAAGTCGAAATCACTAAGAAATTATTTAATAACCAACTCGGTTAACTGGCATATAGGGCTTCGACTCCCTTCCCACCAGTTGCCGAGAAGGTTTATATTAAAAAAAATGGCTGAAGGAAAAAATAAAATAACCATTTATCGAGATTGGATTGATTTCTTTGAACCTTTAACGGATGAAGAAGCTGGTAAGTTAATTAAGCATTTATTACGATATACAGACGACCAAAACCCTATTGGCGACAGAATGACTGAATTACTTTTTTTGCCAATAAAAAAAACACTTAAAAGAGATTTAAAAGAGTGGGAAGCTAAGTGTGAAAAAAATAAATTAAATGGAATGATAGGAGGTCGCCCAAAAACAAAACCCAATGAAACCCAAAATAACCGAACGGTTAATTTTGAAACCCA